GGGCTGGCTGCGGGGGGGGTGGGGGGGGGGGGGGATGTGTGAAACCGGAAAGAAACGAGGTGGGCGGCGGCTTACGGTTGCCAAAATCCTTTTATGAACGCCCCCTTACCCCGAAAGAAGCCCAATTTGCCACGGACAACATCAATATTGTTTGGTGGTATTTAGACAAGCAGGGCCTTAACAGATCGGAATGGTTTGATGTTGTGATTTTCCGCTATTTGCTGGCTGTGAAACGCTGGTTTGCCCTTCCTGATCTGCAAAAGGTGAAATTTGTCACCGTGGCCTGTCAAGCTATGCGGTCAGCCATAGGGCATGAGCGGGAAAAACGGGCCAAAGAACCCCAAACCGTTAGCCTGTATGATGTGATCCCCGGAACGGATGATCTGTGTTACATAGACACGATCCCGGCCCCCGGAACTGAAATTTTATGAAGAAGGTGATTTTTTGGAAATCAAATACAATGTTCAGGCACCACCCAAGAACCAGTTTCATGGTGGGAGCAAAAGCGAGGAAGTCAAGGCCATTGAAGATTTCCTGACCAGCGGAAACGCAAAGAATATGTGTTTCCAGTATGAAAGCGCCAAGGCCGCAAGAACCAAACTTTCCACCATTTCCAGCCACCGGCGCAAGTACAACGAGAAGAACTCGAAAGGGTATGACGCATACCGGGTGGACAACTGCATTTACATTGTTCGCCTGACCGGAAAGAAAGGATGATGAACATGAAAACCAGATTTGATGGAACCTTGTGGATCGGAGCCGGTGGACAGGCTTTCCGCCCCGCAGAAATGGGAACCGATCACCTGTTGAACACGGTGAAGATGCTGAAGAACCGCCCCGGCGTGGTGATAGCTATGGTGGTTCGTGACATTGAAGCCACCCCTGACTGTTGCCCTTTTGATCCCTTCGGTGGCGGTCATTCCGAGTTGGTGAAACAGTCCTTGTTCAACATCACTTCCCTTTCCCCGGAACAGGTGAGTGATTACGCCTTGAACAGCCCCTTGGGAATGGCTATGAAGGCCGAACTTCTTTCCCGTGGTGTGAATGTGGAAAATTACCTTTCCATGATTGAAGGGCCTGAAACCCTATGATCACGCTGTTTCAGCACCAGCAACAGGCCCTTGATGAAACCGAGGGGAAGAACCGGGTGGCCTATTACCTTGATATGGGCCTTGGGAAAACCTTTGTTGGTTCCGAAAAAATGATGAAGCTGAACAAGCGGATCAATCTGGTGGTGTGCCAATGTTCAAAAGTTCAAGACTGGATTGAACATTTTCAAGACCACTACACCCGGAATTGTGTGTTCGACCTGACCAACCCCAAAACCTTCAAATGGTTCTTTGAACAGGTTCAGCATGAAGTTCCAACCCTGATGATTGGCGTGATCAACTACGAACTGACCTTCAGGCGGAATGTGCTGAAAACCCTGACCGGCTTCACGCTGATGTTGGATGAAAGTTCCCTGATCCAGAACGAGAACGCCAAACGGTCAAAGTTCATTCTTGGGCTGAAACCGGATAATGTGATCCTTCTGTCAGGCACCCCCACGGGCGGCAAGTATGAAAACCTGTGGAGCCAATGCCAACTGTTGGGGTGGAAGATTTCAAAAGAACTGTTCTGGAAGCAGTACATTCAAACGGAATGGGTTGAAACCGATGGATTTTGGCGGCAACAGATTACCGGCTATAAGAATGTTGACCGGCTGAAGATGAAGCTGGCCGAACATGGGGCCGTTTTCATGACTACCGAACAGGCCGGGATCAGCCTTCCAAAACGGAACTGGATCAAGGTCAAAACCCGCCCTTCACCCCTTTATTGGAAGTTCTGGAATGATCGCTATATTGCGATTGACAGCGCCAACCTTGGTGAATTTGAACTGGATGCGGATTTCTACGGTTCCAATGCCCATTGTGAACGGGAATTGATCGGTGATACCAGTTTGACCCGCCGCCTTTACGCCCGTCAGCTTTGCGGCCTATATAACCCGGCCCGTTATGAAGCCTTCCGGGATTTGGTGAACAGCACGGAAGATCGCTTGATTGTGTTCTATAACTTCACGGAAGAAATGGAACGCCTGAAGGGGATTGCCAAGGGCCTGAACCGGCCTGTGTCGGTTCTTTCCGGTGAAGAAAAGAACTTGGATGCTTACCGCTACCAGCACAACAGCATTACCTTCATTCAGTATCAGGCCGGTGCAATGGGCGGCAATTTCCAGCTTGCCAACAAAATCATTTACTTCAGCCTTCCCCAAGGTTCGGAATTGTGGGAGCAATCCCAAAAGCGTATTCACCGCCTTGGGCAAGAACGGCCCTGTTTCTATTACCTGATGATCTGTCCGGGAACGGTTGAAGAAGATATTCTTTCCACTTTGGAAATGAGAAAGGACTATACCGATGAACTATTCAGAAAGTATGAGCAAGCGGCAACAGCGCCGCAAAGCCCTTAACCAGCGGTTCAGGCGGATGTTCCTTGTGGCCCTTCTGATGGGCCTTGCAATGGGGTTTATATTTGGGCGCTGTTCTGCTGTCAACGGCAAGGCCCCGGATGCCCCTATTGAACCGGATCAGCTTACCGCCGTGACCCCGGATGTGGCCTTGGAGCCGGTGGAAACTCCGCTGGTGAAAGAACCCGCCGAACCTGAACCGGTGCTGTTGGGCAGTTTCAGAATTACCGCCTATTGTTCCTGTGAAAAGTGTTGCGGTGAATGGGCCAAGAACCGGCCCAACGGCATTGTGTATGGTGCCGCTGGTGTGGAACTGAAAGCCGGTGTTTCCTGTGCTTCCCCGCTTCCCTTGGGAACCGTGGTGGAAGTGGAAGGCTTGGGTGAATACATCGTTCAGGATCGCCCCGCCCAATGGGTGATTGACAAATACGGTGAAAACCAGATCGACATTTATTTTGACAACCATGAAGCCGCTTCCGCCTTCGGCCTGAAGCAGTTGAATGTTTATCTGAAAGGAGAACCCGAAAAATGATCAAATGTGAAAATGCTTGCCCCCGTGGAAAATTTGATGGGTGTTGCCACAAATGCCCGGATTTCCACACTTGTCCTGATTCCTGTCAGGAAAACCCGAACGCCTGTGGTTCGGCCACCTTCGATGAAGAAACGGCCCTTCAGGAGTTCAAGAACACACAGCTTGCCACCTTGAACGCCATTGCTTCCCTGACCGCCCACAAGAAGGCCATTGAGGAACAGGAAAAGGAAATGAAGGCCAAGCTGTATGAAGCAATGGTGAAGTTCGGCGTGGATAAGTTTGAATCCGATGTTCTGAACCTTACCCTTGTGAAGCCCACCAATGCCACCAGCATTGATTCCGCCAAGCTGAAGAAGAAATACCCGGACATTGCTTCCGAGTGTTCCAAGACTACCGCCAAGGCCGGTTATGTGAAGATCACCCTGAAGGACGGTGGGGCCGATGGCAAGGGATGAATTATGGGATGCCCTGAAGGATCATGCCAAACAGGTTCATTCAGAACGGGTTGCAAAGAACCCTGACCGGATCGCCTATGCTATTCAGCAGTTTGAAGCCCACGGCATTGAATACCAACTGAAGAATGAGCAAACCGGACATTTCCATTGTTGGCGGAAGTCTGATGATAAACTGTTCCAATTCTACGCCGGAACAGGAAAAATTCAGGGCTTCACCCAAGTCAGAGGTATTCACAGCCTGATTCAGATGTTGGAGGGTTGAGCCGATGGAAAAGCAGATTGATATTTGCGCTACCTGTGTTCACGATGAACCCGGTTATTGTTCCGTCATTGGCACCATTCCCCATTGCTGTTCCCGCCATTGGCATTGTGAGCCGGGAAAAGCCGCAAAGGACTATGTTCCCAAACAGGAAGAAGGTGAAGCCGATGTTCGGTAAAAGAAAACTTGAATTGCTGGCCCATACCGCACGGATCAAAGAACTTGAAGAAATCCTTTGCCCCTGTGAACAGCATGATTGGATCAGCAACGGCTATCATTTCAGCGGCGGAACCGGGCGGGGAGATGAAACCACCATTTACCACTACATTTGCAAACGCTGTAAAAAGCGGATGCAAAGTATTCAACCGTACCTTGGGAGTGATTCCGATGGCCGGTGAAAAGAACTTTGAAAACCGTTTGAAGAAGTGGTTGGAAAGTGAAGGGATTTATCCCTTGGGTGAACCAGTTGACCGCATGAGCGCCCCGCCCTGTGGTTTTTATGAAAAGCGTTGGGGCGGAAGCCGGTATGTGAAAAGTGGCCTTCCTGATATGCGGATCACCGTGAAGGGCATTGCCCTTGAAGTAGAGCTGAAGGCCACCAACGGAACCCCGTCAGAACTTCAGAAACGGAACCTGAAGCAAATCAACGGTTCCAATGGGTTTGGGTTTATCCTTTACCCGGAAGGCTTTGAAGCCTTCAAGACTATTGTGAAAGGGGTGAAACAATGCGAGTTTCCCACAGCCGGGTTGAAGTCTTTGATAGATGCCCATACAAATACCGCTTACGATATGTGGAAGGGATAGACACGATCCCGAACACGGATGCAGACAACGCCTTGATCCTTGGCACCGCCCTTCACACCGGCATTGAAGAAGGGGTTGAACAAGCCCTTGACTTCTACAAGAACAGCTTCCCGGTTCTGACGGATGATCACATTCATGAAATGATGAAGCTGGAAGCCATGATCCCCAAGGCAAAGGCCATGTTGCCGCCCGGTGGTTCCTTTGAATTGCCCATTGGGAACGCTGATTTCATCGGCTTCATGGATTATCTGGTTCCCGTGGGGAAGGGCCTGAAGCTGGATGGCCTGATCACCGGTGAAGATTTAGATGAATTTGAAGCGTTTGATTTGTACGATTTCAAGTATTCCAACAACGCCAAGAACTACGCCGTTTCCGGTCAGCTTCACGAATACAAGTATTGGTATGAACTGACCCATCCCGGCCACCGGATCAGAAATATGTATTTCCTGATTGTTCCCAAGCCCAAGATCAGGCAGAAAAGCACCGAAACCCTTTCCCAATTCCGTGACCGCTTGCAAGCGGCCTTGAAAGATGCTGAACCATCTTTATTGCCGGTTCAGTATGACCCCATGAAAATTGTGGACTTCTTGACCGGCACAAAGCACATGGTTGAAGCCACAGATTTTCCCAAGAACCCTAACCACTTTTGCGGTTGGTGTGAATATCAAGAATACTGTGAGAAAGGATGGGATTATATGTTACTTCCCAAAAATGAACGGCGCAATCTGAACGCCACCAAGAAGAAGGTTGTCTGGCTATATGGCGCACCCTTCAGCGGCAAGACCTTCTTCGCAAACCAGTTCCCTGATCCCCTGATGCTGAACACGGATGGCAACATCAAGTTTGTGGATGCCCCCTATATCGCCATTCGTGACACCGTTACGGTGGAAGGCCGTATCACCAAGCGCAAGTTGGCCTATGAAGTGTTCATGGATGCCGTGGCCGAACTGGAAAAGAAACAGAACGATTTCCGAACCATCGTGGTTGACCTTCTGGAAGATGTTTATGAATCGTGCCGGGTTTACATCTGTGACCGTCAGGGCTGGAAGCATGAATCTGATGATTCCTTCCGTGCGTGGGATATGGTCAGAAGTGAGTTCCTGAACACCCTGAAGCGGCTTGTGAATCTGGACTATGAAAACATCATCCTGATCAGCCATGAGGACAGAAGCCGTGACCTGACCCGTAAAGGGGGCGATAAGATCAGTTCCATCAAGCCGAACCTTCAGGATAAGGTGGCAAACAAGGTGGCCGGTATGGTTGATCTGGTGGCCCGTATCGTGGCGGACGATGATGAACGGGTGCTGTCTTTCAAGACTTCTGAAGTGATCTTTGGCGGTGGCCGTTTGACTGTCCGTGATAAGGAAATCCCGCTGACCTATGACGCTTTCTGTGAAGTCTACGAGGAAGCCAACCAGAAGGCCGCAGGAGCCGTGAAGCGTGGCGGCAATACCCCGGCTACCCCCGCACCTGAAACCACCGACACGCCCACCACAGCGCCCAGCAGAAGGGGCAGAAAGGCCAAGACTGCAACCCCGCCCCCGGCTGATAACTATGATCCGGCTGAAGATGCGGCAAAGGCGGCTTGTGGTGATCCTGATGGTACATGGACACCGGGCGGCGGTGAAGCAGATGATTCCGACCCTATGGGGCAGACGGAGCCGAAAGCCTTGCCCAAATGCCCTGATGGGGAACGGATCTTCAAGCAGTTCAACGACAGCAAGGGTGAAATCCCCCTTTGCCCCAACATTGATGCCGGCCACTGTTGCCACAAGGAAGGCGGCCCTGATGCTTGCCCCCTGTGGGATCGTCCCAAGGACACCGAACCTGCACCCAAGATGGATGTGAACCCGCCCCGGCGCACCCGGAAGAAGCGTGAACCCCATGAAGATTGACCCTTGCCCCTGTGTAATCAGCCTGAAGGATGGCTCGGTTCACACGCTGTTTGAATTCCGCCACTTCTTGGAATTGGTGGAAGATTGCATGGGCTATGATGCCGCCAAATGGTTAAGAACCCATGTAGAACAGGCGGAAAAGGCCGCTGATTATACCCAAGCCAAGGTTGATACTGACCTGACCGCTTATGAAAGCGATTTGGAAAGCAACCGCAGAGCCTTTCAGGATATTCAAGCGGAAGCCGCCGCAATTACCCAAGTTCTTCAAGGGAAGCGGGCTGATCGTCAAAAAATCGCCCATTCCGTGAGGGAAATAGGAAAGATCATTTCCAATCAACTTTAGGAGGTAAACACCATGAATGATGCGCTGAACAAGTTCAAAGCGGAAATGGAAAAGCGGGGGCTGTTCCGCAAAATTACCGTTGCCGCAAACCTGATCCCCCCCCCGCCCGGCCTTAACCCGGAAGCCCTGATTGCCATTCACAAGCTGGCCGCAAAAGAAGCCCTGATCATGTATGCACAGAAGCATGATGATTTCAGTGACCTTTTGGCTGAAGCGGCCTTTGATAACCTGTTTGACACCATCCTTACGGATGATCTGTTCAAGCCGGTTGAGGGGTTCACACCTACTGACGAGGAACGGGCCAAAATGGAGGAAGCAGAGAAAACCGCTAAAGCACTTTCCGGCCTGTTCGACATTCTGAAGAACATCTAAAATTACATTTAGGAGGAAATTTATTATGGCTATCGACTTTGACAAGATTGATCGTACCGTTGATCTGAAGGGCCTTCAGGCCGATGTGGAGGATGCCAAGAAGAATGGCGGCGGGGACTTCCCCACCATTCCCGCTGGCAAGTATGAAGCCCGTGTGGAGAGCATGGAAATCAAAGGAACCAAGGCCGATCCCAACCGCCCCATGCTGGCCGTGTCCTTCAAAATCCTGTCCGGTGAGTTCAAGAACCAGCGCCTTTTCATGAACCGTGTCCTTTACGGCACCAAGAATGACAAGAACATGATTGCTTCCGCTATGGGCTTCTTGGAAAAGTTGGATTCCGGGGTTCCCATCAGCTTCACCAGTTACAAGCAGTTTGCCCAACTTGTCCTTGATGTAGCGGAAGCCATTGACGGGAAGCTGGAATATGCGGTGGATTACGATGATACCCGCTTCAATTCCATCAGCATTGATGAAGTCTTTGAAGTTGAGGATTGAAAACCGGTGTGCACTTTTTTATAATCAAATTGAGCACTATATGTACTCATATTGACTTTTTTGAACCTTAATTTTCAAAAACGCCGGGGCAAGCGCCCCGGTTGGCCCCAAGGTGAAGCCTTCCCGTGGCGGGGGGGCTTTCACCGGTTTATCCAAAAAATCTT